TTGGTTCTAACGTAGAGTTAGAGCAAACAGCATCAAGTTCTACATTTGGAATATCTCGTGTGTCTTTAGACATAAGCACAACAGCCGTTACAGCAGCTTTGCCAATTAGAATTATTGATTGGTTAGGTGGTTATGATGGTGATGAAAGAGGTTCTTCCTACCCAATCATGTTAGCTAAATTTAACACTGGTCATCAACATGGCATAGGTGTTGTTTCTGGCAACGCACCAGGAGGTGGTTAATCATGGCAGTAGTAAGTAGAGCGCAACTCTTAAAAGAGTTATTACCTGGTCTTAACGCACTGTTTGGACTAGAGTACGATGGCTATGAGAATGAACACGCAGACATTTATGAAACTGAAAACTCCGATAGAAGTTTTGAGGAAGAAGTAAAGCTGTCTGGGTTCGGTGCGGCTCCTGTTAAACAGGAAGGTGCATCCATCTCTTATGACACAGCACAAGAGTCATTCACAGCACGTTTCAACCATGAAACTGTCGCTATGGGTTTCTCTATCACTGAGGAAGCAATGGAAGACAATTTGTATGACAGCCTTTCAGCACGTTATACAAAGGCTCTTGCCAGAGCTATGGCTTATACAAAGCAAACCAAAGCAGCATCACTGCTTAACACTGGATTTGATACATTCACATCTGGTGACGGTGCGTTCTTGTTTAGTGCCTCTCATGGTACTGTGGCAGGTGGTAACAACAGAAATCAGCCATCAGTAGCGGCTGACCTCAACGAAACATCTCTAGAGCAAGCTGTCATTGACATCGCTGCTTTCGTAGATGAAAGAGGACTGTTAATCGCAGCAAAGCCAAGAAAGTTAATCGTGCCTCCTGCACTTATGTTTACAGCAACTAGATTGCTACAAACAGACTTGAGAGTAGGAACTGCTGATAATGATATCAACGCTATTAAGACCAATGGTTCTATACCAGAGGGCTATAGAGTTAATCATTATCTAACAGATAGCGATGCTTTCTTTATAATGACAGACGTTCCTAACGGATTAAAGCATTTCGTTAGAACTCCTATGGCAACTGGTATGGACGGAGATTTCAATACTGGAAACGTAAGATACAAAGCAAGAGAGAGATACTCTTTCGGTGTATCTGATCCACTTGGAATTTACGGTTCAACAGGAGCCGCTTAACTAGCAAACGCAGGGGGGCATTAGTTCATGGATGCCCCCTTTAACTTTCACCTTGACAGCGTAAGCTGACAATAGCCAAGACAAGGAGAATTACATGGCTAATACAACTTTTTCAGGTGCAGTCCGTTCTAAGAACGGTCTTAAAACCGTTTCTCAAAGCGCAACAACTGGAGCTATTACAGAACAGATTGTTGCATCAAGTGGTGGTGTCTTAGAAGTACAAAAAGTAGCAACTTCAGGTAGAGACAACATCGTAGCCGCAGGTACATCAACAGGTGCTAATAACTCAAGTTTAGGTACAGCTGCTACAATATTTAACGTAACCCCAAATGCTCACGGTTCTGGTATTACAGATGCCGCTATTAACACATTCATAAATAAAATTGGTGGTGATATTATAACCACCATATTGATTGATTTACATGGTGGTCTAGCATCAGGTGGTACAGCCGATGATGTTATTGGTACAGATGGTGGGGCAGCAAATGCCTATATCGCTGAACTTACAAGTGCTGTAAACGGTATACCTTATCTAGTAGAGTTTATGTGTCTAGAAGTTCCAACAGGTGGTGATCCAGATATTAATCTAGTGTGTTCTGCAACAGGAACAACAGCAGAAAATGCGGCTGTAACAAGTGGCACAGTTCTGTTTAATAATGGTGATTTAACATTAGGTCTTCATAATGAGGCAGATGGAGGAACAACACTATCTGCTCTTACTAAAAAGTATCTTTATTTAACTTCAGGTGATGCTACGGAAGCAGCGTACACAGCAGGTAAAATTATGATTAAGATACACGGGGCAGCTTTCGACTACGCTAACGGTTAATTTATGGGGGTAATCTTATGTCACTTATTACAGACGTAAATGTTATTACGATCAGTGATGAAAATGCCGCAAGTGCTACTCGTTTAGTAACTGCGGCTAGACCTGATACGTCAGCAACTATGGCTAATACTACCCATGCAAATGGTACTGCTCGGAATGTGACAGTAACAACAACTGGAACAAGCGACAACGCAAAAACTTGTACTATAACAGGTACGGATGTTTTTGGTGACGCTATGACAGAAGTTATTACATCAACTGGTTCAGCAGAAACGGTAGCAGGGGCTAAACTATTTTTAACAGTTAGTGCTGTAGAGTGTTCGGCTAAATATGCCGCTAACATTACAGTTGGTTCAGGTTCGTTGTGCGCTCAAGCTGTATTTGGAGGAAGAACAAGATTAAAAGGTTTTTCAATAACTTCAGGTGGTACGGCAGGTACAATATCGTTTATTAATGGAACGCCAGAAAGTGGCTCAACATTGATGAAGTCAAGAACGATAGGTACAGCCAATACAACAGTAGACAGAACTATTCCTCAAAATGGAGTAATGTTTGCTAGTGGATTGAGTGTTAGTTATACGTTAGACAATGCAGACATGATGACGGTTTTTTTCGCTTAGAAAAAAATGTTTGATCCAATAACTATTTCGGCTGCCGTTACAACGGCAAGCACGGCTTTTAACGGAATTAAAAGGGCTTTTGCGGCAGGGAAAGATTTAGAAGCCATGTCGCAAGACCTATCTCGTTGGATGGGTGCTGTTAGTGATGTTGACGCTGCTCACAATTCTGCAAAGAACCCTACAATGGTTCGTAAGCTATTTGGTGGTGGTAGCATTGAACAAGAGGCAATCGAAGCCTTTACAGCTAAAAAAAGATTAGAAGAGCAACGCTATGAACTTCAACAGTTTATTAAGTTTAAACACGGCACAGCATCTTGGGATGAGTTGCTACGCATGGAAGGTCAAATTCGTAAAAGAAGGCAAAAAGAAATCTATGACAGAAAAATATTTAGAGAAAAAGTTATTGGATGGGTTGCTCTTACTGTTACTTTGGCTGTTGGGACTGTTATTCTCGTTTTATTTGTTTACTCCCTCATGGGCATCGACAGAGGTTGGTGGTAATTGTGTTAGAAAAGATGGAGGGCAATATACGTTTGAATGGCTATGCGCTGATGGAGAAGTAATATACTTAGCTAAATCAGAAAATATTAAACAATGTTTTACCTGTTTTCTTAAAAAATTTAGCGATTGGACATGGGAACAGGAAAAAAGAAGAGGAATAAGAGAAGACCCAAAGTATGTAACTTGTAGAAGATATAAAAGAAAACAAGCAAAGAATGGACAGCAAGTGTGTTTATATAAGGGAGCAAACAATACTTATACTTTAGTTGTTGAGGGGCAGTGTCCAGTAGAGTTTCAATGCAAGTATGACCCAAACGGAAAAGAACCTAATATAGAGAGCGTAGTAGACTCTTTAAATGACAGCTTTAAATGAAAACATTAATATTTATTTTAGTTATAATGAACAACACAGAACCAGAGGGAGAGGTAAGATATTCTAGTTATTCAAAATGCAAATGGTATGAAGATATAGTTAATTTGTCTACAGCAGGTAAGACTAGAAACTATTCAGCTTACTGCAAACCATTAGTTATTGATAAAAAAGAAGATTAATATATAATGTAAAAAAAGTTCAAGTGAACTTTTAGGGAGATAAAATGGCAGTTGTAACACCAGATTTACCAGAATTATTTGAAGAAGCATTTGAAAGAGCAGGTTTAGAGATGCGATCTGGTTATGATTTAAAAACAGCCAGGAGAAGTTTAAATATACTTACATTAGAATGGCAAAACAGAGGAATAAATCTTTTTACTATAGACTCTGGCACTTTGTCTTTATCGGCAGGTACATCAACTTACACTATGCCAACAGACACAATAGACATTATAGAGCATACAATTAGAACAGGATCAGGTACATCACAGCTTGATACAAATCTTTCGAGAATAAGTGTTTCAACATATGCTCAAAAGTCCAATAAAAACACACAGGCAAAGCCTACACAGATATTTGTACAAAGACTT